GATCAGCGACGTCGCCGGTGTGTCGCACTGCATCATCGGGCTGCTCTGATGAAAGTCACTGCCGAACAGGGCGACACCGTGGACTCGCTCTGCTGGCGATACTACGGGCGCACCGAGTCGGTGGTCGAGCAGGTTTACGCGGCTAACGTGGGGTTAGCCGCAGCCGGGGCAATATTGCCCCATGGCTACGCGGTGGAGCTGCCGGACATAAGCCTGCCCGCAGTCAGTGAAACCGTCTCACTTTGGGACTGATGACCATGGAGCGCATCACCTCGTTTATTTGTTACTGCGTCGCGGCCTTTCTTGCCTGGCTCGGCGCAATGTCACCGCAGGATATTGCCTTTTTAGTCGGTGCAGGCGTCGGCGTCGCGACCTTCCTGGTGAACTGGTACTACCGGCGCAAAACCTATCGCCTCCTGAAAGCAATGGGCATCAGTGGAGAAATCAATGCAGCCATCAATCGTTAGACGCTGCGCCGTCGCCGCTGTCCTGGCGATTGCCGCGCTGCTGCCACAAACGCCGACGTTGAAAACGTCCGCCGCCGGTCTGGCACTGATTGCTGATTTCGAAGGCTGCCGCCTGTCGGCATACCAGTGCAGCGCGGGCGTCTGGACAAACGGCATCGGGCACACGGCGGGCGTGAAGCCGCAGATGCATATCAGCGAACGGCAGGCCGCCGTGAATCTGGTGGAAGACGTGATGCGGGTCGAGAAAGGCATTGCGCGCTGTATGCCGATCGACATGCCGCAGCCGGTTTATGACGCCGTGGCGTCCTTTGCGTTCAACGTCGGCGTGACGGCGGCGTGTAAATCTACCCTGGCGTTTTTCATCAACAAGGGCGAATGGCGAAAAGCCTGCGAACAGCTGCCGCGCTGGGTGTTTGTGAACGGCGTGCGCGTCACCGGCCTGGAACGCCGCCGCGCGAATGAGCTGGCCTACTGCCTGCGGGGTGTCTGATGCGCATTTTAATTTTGTTACTGCTGGCCGCGTGCGCGCTGGCAGGGCTGCAAACCTGGCGTATTGGCGGCCTGACTGATGACGTAGAACAAGCGCAGCGGATCATCGGCACGCTGTCCGCCGGTATCAAAAGCCGCGACAACGCCATTCACCGCCTGAATGATGATGCACTGAGCCGCGAACGCCAGGAACAAACCCTGCGCGCCCAGCTCTCACAGGCCGGTCAGCGGGCGCGGGATCGGGAATACACAATTCAAAGGTTACTCAATGAAAATCAGGAAATGCGTGATTGGTATAGCGCTCGCCTGCCTGACGGCATTGGCCGGATGCACGCCCGTCCCGCCTTCACCAGCGCCGCAGATTATTTACGTTGGCTGTCCGGCGGTGACGAGCTGCCCGATACCGGCAAGCTCACCGGCCACTAACGGCGATTTAAGCAGTGATGTCAGAAACCTGGAGGCCGCGCTGACCGCCTGCGGCCTCCAGGTGGAAGCGGTCAAACAATGCCAGGAGGAACACCGTGTTAAAACCCGCACAGCTACGAAAAGCCCTCACTGACGCCGTGCCGGTGCTGCAAACCAGCCCCGACCAGCTGAGGATGTTTGTGGATAACGGGCGCATCGTTTCCACGTTAGCCAGTTCTCTGTCGTTCGAATATCAGTACCAGGTCGAACTGCTGATCACCGACTTTGCCCTGGACAGCGATCTGGTCATGGTGCCCATTCTGGCCTGGCTGCGCGAGCATCAGCCGGACATCATGGCGACGCCGGAAAAGCAGCAGAGCGACTTTAAGTTTAAGGCCGACATGCTCAACGATGGCAGCTGCGATATTGCTGTTTATTTGCAACTGACCGAGCGCGTGATCGTTAAACAGATTGACGCCGGTCTGTATGTGGAACATTTTCCGGAACCGCCGCTGCCGGAGCCGGTGGAAAGGCCGCGTGAACTGTACCTGCACGGCGAGTTAGTGAGTCAGTGGCATGAGTGAACGGTCAGCCTTTGATACCCGCCTGGCGGGGCTGATTGCCGCGCTGTCACCGCAAAGCCGGAAAGCGATGGCGGCGACCATTGCAAAGCGTCTGCGCAAACATCAGCAGCAGCGCATTAAACAGCAGGTTACACCGGAGGGGCAGCCGTTCACCCCGCGCCGCCCGCAGCCTTTGCGGGCAAAGAAAGGCCGCATTAAGCGGGAAATGTTCGCCAAACTGCGCACGGCAAAATACATGAAAGCCAAAGGCACCGCTGACGACGCCGTGGTGGAATTTACCGGCCAGGTGCAACGGATGGCTAAAGTGCATCAGTACGGGTTGCGGGATCGTCCGTCCGTCCGTGCAAAGGAAATGCAGTATCCGTCGCGCCCGCTGTTAGGTCTGGACGCGGAGGATATGAAGATTGTGGAGGATGAGTTGCTAAAAGTACTAAATAGTTAATCCTAAAAGATTAATTTCATGTTACACAGTAAGAGATTTAATAGAACTTACTGGAGGCGTAAATGCAGCAACAATTGAAGTTATATCATTATACTGATCAGGCGGGTTTTCTTGGTATAATTGAGGAAAAAGAGCTTTGGGCGACTAAAATTCAATACTTGAATGACAATAAGGAGTTTGTACTAGCCATAGAAATTGCAAGTGAGTTATTAACGAAAAAACTGGCGTCAGCCTCCTCCGACATAAATAAAGAAATAATATCTGATGTATTGGAGAATATACTTTTAAATAGTGTGGAGAGTGTATTTGTTTGCTCACTTTCAGAAAAAGATGATTCACTAAGCCAGTGGAGAGGTTATTCAAAAGGAATGGCAGGTTATGCAATTGGTTTTGATGCCGCTTTACTTTCGAACATGGCAAATGAGAACGGTTGCGAACTAAAACAATGCATTTATGACTTACAAAAACAGAAGGATGAAATCCAGAAAGTCATTGAACATTCTCTTGCTGGTCACTATGTTTTCCCTGATGAATTTAAGGATGAAGAAAAAAAGGAATATATCAAAAAAGCTTTAGCGGGGACATTGAGCCGAGAGTTAGCTCTATTATTCCCTTTAATAAAACACGAAAGCTTTAAAGATGAGGCTGAATGGAGGATTATTGGAAACTTTATAAAGTTGCATCATGCATTATGTTTTAGACCTGGTAATTCAACGTTGATTCCGTTCATAAAAATAAAATCAGCAAATGGTGTTACCAACGCTATTTATAAGGTAACTATCGGTCATACTCCTAATAAGGAGCTTGCACTTTCAGCGACTCGAGATTTCCTCCGAACTAGGAATGTTAATGCTCTTATCAATGAAAGTCTTATTCCATTCAGGAATTGGTAATTATAATCTCTAGGACGTTGTGCCATCGAACACCAACCCGCCCCAAATTGTATGCCGCCTGACAGGGCGGCATTCTTTTATCCATGAATACATCCATCCCCAACAACGACATTCCGCGCCTGCTGCGCAATCTGATCCGCATTGGCACCGTTGCCGAGGTGGATTTAGAGGCGGCAACTTGTCGCGTCAACACCGGCGGCAACGTCACCGACTGGCTGCACTGGCTGACCTCCCGCGCAGGGCGCTCGCGTTCCTGGTGGGCACCGTCCGCCGGTGAACAGGTTCTGCTGTTCTGCCTGGGCGGTGAGCTGGATACCGCCTTTGTAATGCCAGGCGTTTTCTCTGATGAATTTCCTGCGCCGTCAGCCTCTGCCGATGCCGTGCACGTCACTTTCCCTGACGGTGCGGTGATCGAGTACGAACCGAAAACCGGCGCGCTGCTGGCTACCGGTATCAAGTCCGCCACGGTGAATGCCTCGGATAAGGTGGCGGTGACTGCTCCGCTGATTACCTGCACCGCATCAACCCGCATCACCCTCGACGCGCCGGAGGTGGTCTGCACCAAGAAGCTCACGACGGGCAGCCTGGAGGTGAAACAAGGCGGCACGATGACCGGGAACCTCACCCATTCCGGCGGCAGCCTGACGTCAAACGGCATTGTCGTTCATACCCATAAACACGGCGGCGTCCAGACGGGCGGCGGTCAGACGCAGGTGCCTTCATGACGAATGCGAAATACATCGGCCTGGCTCGCGACACGGGGCGCAGCGTCGAAGACCTGGCACACATTCAGCAGTCGGTCAGCGATATTCTGCGCACACCCGTCGGTTCCCGCGTCATGCGCCGTGATTATGGTTCACTGCTATCGATGCTGACTGACCGCCCACAAAATGCGGCGCTGCGCCTGCAAATTAT